AGTAATACTATAATTGTGGCGAATACAGGCGATAAAACTGTAATAAGTAAGTTGAATAGGAAATAAATAAAATCGAAGTTCCTAACACCGTCGTTTACGGGAAATCTGTTTGTGGTTGTTGAGCAACTCCTATCTGTTATTTCTTTTATTCCTAAATGTCTAGCCCTATTGTACCCCCATTTCCACCTATCGATAAAATTTGCAACCGTGTAGACACGATTAAAATTCATTTCAAAAAATCTATCTTCACAATTGATTGCTTCTTGTATCATAAGATTACCAATTGTTGTAGCAGTATCACCGTAATCGTTCCAATCTAGACTAAAGGCATATGATTGTTTTTGTAAAGTATCATCTGTAGGTGCTTCATTTTGTGATAAAGACCAACCATACTCTTTAATATTTGGGACGAGATAATCGGCCCTCATTGCATTATTCTCTTCACCATCTTCATTTTGATATTGGATTCTGAACCTATATTTACCTTTAGTTGGTATACCTGTTGTTGGGTCATTTGATATTATTTGTTCACCGAATTCATTTGTGCTAACATAATCAAAATTCATAGGTACCTCCACTAACCAAGTTCCACTATCATCAATTACATTTCCACCATCTTGAAATTTATATTCTTCTAATACAGGTAATCCTTGACTATCGTTGAAGACTGTTTGTCTTAATGCTAAAATTTTTCCCGCACCTGTAACTAAATCACATAAATTACCTGAATCGAACTTTGGTTTACAATTAACGTTTAAGGTATCCTCTTCACTTGTTGAAAATATAGACCCCATAAAGATTGCCTGTGGTTGAATCTCTATACCTGAATCTCTTAAGTCAAAATCAATTCTTGTAATACCTACATTACAAATATTTTCCTCACCCCAAAAAGATGCAACTTCAACATCTTTTGCTTGATTTACTATTTGAGGTAATGAATCTAAATTTTCAGATGATCTAAAATTGGGCCCTGCAAATTGTGATTCAACACCAAGACCTTGTCTAACTAAATCTGAGGGTCTTTGTGAGAAACATCCTATATTTGAGAGGTCTAAATCCATTACCACTGTCTGAATTCCTAGTGGCACACCAACTATCATAAAGTCTCCGCTTTCATTAGTTCTTACAGTGTACTTGTAGTATTTTTCATATACTTCTAAGACCTCTTTTCTGTTCAAGACATCTTCTATGTCAGGAAAAGTACCGGTTGGTGTGTGTCCACCATATTCTTGGACATAAGGTAAAAGATTATAACGGTAACCTTCATCATTTTTATCTGAAACCGTTTTATATGGGTAAAGGGTTGAAATGACAATGTCATTTTCATCTTCAGTCGTTAAAGGTACAAATACTGATATTGATACGTTTGGTACACCGTACCCACCATTCGCAATTACTCTTCCAACTACAACACCATAATCGGCACAAAAACGAGTATAAACATCTTCTTGTTTTAATTTTAATGATAAAATTTCAATCAAGTCAAAATCTTGTTGAATATCGATTCTGATGTTTTTATCAATTCCAGGTGTTGTTCTAATTCTATAGCTTTTGGACATAGTATCGTTTAAAAATAAATAGTCAATTTGACTATTTTAAAAGTAGTATGTCATTTTGTAAAATAAATAATCTTACATGAAATCTACACTAGTTAGATTTTTAACTCTTACTTTTATGTCCTTATTTGGGAATCTTATTTGATAAATTTGGTCTGGTTCTGCAAATATAGTATCGTCAATTAATTCAATCTGTTTAGTACTGTTGTCGATATATCTTTGTGATGTTTCGGAAGAAGAGTATTGACCACCAACCCTATTGTATACTCTTATTTCTGCCAAACTATTAATACCTTCAATACTTTGTACTAATTGTCTTATTTCGGATACATTAACATTTTCTCCAAGTTCCCTTGTTGATGGTGCCATATAGTTTGTGACATTGTTAATTATTTGAGTGATTACTTGGCTTTGTGATCCAGCGGCGGTTAAAACAACAAAAAACTCAAATTCTAAATCTATAACTTTCGCAACTTCGATTGATATATAATCGTTTATCATTCTATACTTGGATAGATATGTTGCTAAATTTGTTTTCAAATTATTAGAGACTATTTGAGTTAACGCTCCTTGAGCATCAAAAGATAATATTTTAACTAAAATTTTATTATTGAATTCCGTTATAGAAACTTTAGCAGGAGCACCATATTGACCAGGCATAGTATCTATTAAAGATTTGTAGTCATTTATAGTTACTGCTCTTTTTTGTGCCGCAAAGTTATATGTAACCATGTTTCTAACTTCATTCACTGAGGGTTGGTTAGCTCCACCTATCGCAGCAGTAACATTGCTCACACGTATTGATTGTGTTACATTATTGTTAATAACAGAAGATGGACCATTGACCGCAAAATCAACTAATCCAACTTGATTTATTGACCCTACCCCAACATTACTAGCTAATCCACCACCTGTTCTATACTGTACAAATATTGTAGTGTTAGCCTTAACGGTTAATCCTAACCCTATGTTATTTTGATAATTTTGTATAGTAAGTGGAACTCCTGTAGTGGTAAATTGGTTTAACTGCTCTTCAGGTGTTACAGTACCGTTACCAAATTGAATTCTTAAAAACCCTTCAGGTGTATATTCAGTGATAAAACGATTATCTGTTTTGATATATTTACCAACTTTGACACCAGCTTCATCGACTGGTTTTGTTGGGTCTTCAATAAAAACCGTATTTTCAACTAACGCATCTACTTCATACCACTTATTTGGTGAACTTTGGAACTCGGAAAAAGATGGTGTAGATTGGTAATTTGTTCCGTCTTTTTGTATAATAGAAGTTACACCTAATACATTCTTTTCAGGTAAAAAGAAACCGTAAAATGGTGTTACTTCAGCAGGTGTAATAACTTTTTTGAAAACTTGTGTACTTCCATTAACGACAATTTCTCTTTTGGTAATAATATAACTTGTCGGTGCAGAATTGTTATCACTAAACTGTGGAATTTTTGTTCTATTTACAAATCCTTCTCTGTTGAATTGTGTTGAAAAATCAATATCATATACAGTTTCGAATGTTGTACCACCACCATTAAATTGCGCACCCGCCCTTAATATTCCAAGGTATCTTACATCTTCAGAATCTCCAAATGCCGGTACTGTAATTGATATATCTACAAGTGCAACTGAAGGTCTAAACCCAGGTACTTTTAAACCGTAGGTTCTGGCTATATTAAATATTGATGATCTCTGTTGTGCAAACTGTAACACAGTTTCTTGAATACTTCTATCGATATGGAAATGTAAATTATCCCCTATTGCGGCATTCAAATCCATCAAAACAGAAAAAACGGAAGCATCATTAAAATTTTGTATTAACTCTGGATAATACTGTTGTGTGTAATCGATTAGATCTTGTCTTAGTGCTTCAAAATCTCTATCAGTGTAAGCTATCCTTCTATTTGCCATGTTTTATAAATTGATAATAACGAATTGTCTTGTACCGAAAGCACTACTTTCGTCAATATATTCTATTTTTATTTTTGCGGTGTATTCTTCAGTATTAGCCCCTGGTACCGCATAAACAGGAATGTCTTGCTCAGGCACAACTAATTCACCTAAAGATGGTTCCGCATTTACATATGGCTCAATACTTATATTTTGTATAGTTAAATTTGGAATAAATGTTGAAATTGATTCTTCTATTTCACTTCTAAGTGTTGAAAACGTATCCCCATCCAAAGGTTCAAAAATGTATTCATAAAGTCTAGTTCCAAAATTAGGTAGATAATATCTTGACCCTTTTCTTGTTAATAAAAGGTGAACAAGATTAGCCCTTATTTCCTCATCCGGTGTTTGTGTTAATGAAACATATTTTCCCTGTAGACTCTGTCTTAATGGGAAATTTAAACCATATGTAATTCCGTTTGCCATATTAGATAAATATAGTGTCGCGATATTTTCAATAAATAGTTATTAAATAAAAAATCCCGACATAGTGTCGGGATTAGTGTCGCGATTAGGATGAACAACCAAAACATTCAAAATCAGAATTCTCAGGTTTTTGTGGTAAATTCAAATAATCTACCTTTGGTGGTTCTGGTGTTGTTTTTGGTTTTTCTCTTTTAGAGATGTCCATAGCCAAGTGTTTTGCTCCTGTTGAAATCGCCTTCGTTCTAACATAATAACAAAGTGTTTTCAATCCACTTTCCCAAGAGTGAAAGTGTGATGAGGTAATCTTTGATAAAGTTGGGTTGGACATATAGATATTCATTGATTGTGATTGGTCAATAAATGGTGCTCTATCTGCAGCCATATCAATTAGTTGTTTCTGTGAAATCTCCCAAATTGTTTTGTACTTTGGTATTAAGTGTTCAATTCGTTTAACTTTCTTATTGTAATTTTTATCCTCAGGGTCTAAATAATTGTTGAAATTAATATTTTGAATCGATCCTTCATTGAAAATGATTTCATTTTTCAAATCTTCAGACCAAATACCTATTTTTTCAAAATCGTTAATGAGGTATTTGTTTACAATCATAATCTCTCCCCCAACAACTCGTCTATTAAATATCGCAGAATGTGCTGGTTCTGTCATTTCATAAGACCCTGTAATTTTCGCAGAAGATGCAACAGGCATCTGAGCTGTGAATAATGAGTTACATACTCCATATGATTTAACACTTTCTTTAAGTTTGTTCCAATCCCACATTCCTGAAAGTTTTGTTTCATCAAGACCCCACATATCAAATTGGAATGTCCCTTGTGACATTGGTGAACCTTTAAAGAAGTCATATGGTTTGTAACTACCGTTCATACATAATTGGTTGCTCTCATAGATTGATGCGTAGTAAATAGTTTCAAAAATATCTCTATTTAGTTTTTTTGCCTCTTCAGATGTAAAGATATAATCCATTAAATAGAATACATCCGCTAAACCTTGTGTACCGATGGCTATTGCTCTTTGTTCTAAACCACCTTTTCTTCCTTTTTCAGTTGAGTAGTTATTAATGTCTACAACCTTGTTAAGTGATCTTACAACCTTTCTAACCTCAGTAAATAATAGTTCGAAATCAAACTTACCAGACTTAATAAAGTTCTTCAAAACCATTGATGATAATGTGCAGATAGCTGTTGTCTTTTCATCTGTATATTGGTAAATCTCATTGCATAAATTTGATTGCTTTATTACTCCAATATTTTGGTGATTTGTTTTACTATTAGCGTTGTCTTTAGAACATAAGTAAGGAACACCAGTTTCTACTTGTGATTCAATAACTTTAGTCCATATATCTTGAGCTTTAACCTTTTTACCTAAACCAAGACTAACAGCATTATTATAAACCGTTTCATATTCTTCTCCATAACATTCTTGTAACCCTTTCAATCCTGCCTTTTTAATATCATTAGGACAGAACAAATACCAATCACTATTGTTTTTTACTGCTCTCATAAAGTTGTCAGGTATCCAAAGTGCCGTGAATAAATCACGAGCTCTTAATTCTTCAGCACCTGTGTTCTTTTTAATATCTAACAAATCAAAAATATCCTTATGCCAAGGTTCTATGTATATTGCCGCAGAACCCGGTCTACGACCTTGTTGATTAAAGAATCTTAATGATTCGTTAACAATTTTAAGATATTTTAATAGTCCTCCTGCGTATCCACCGGATGTTGATATTCTACTTTCTTTACTTCTAAGGTTTGACATT